ACGAAGTAAAGACTGTTTCAGACCAAGAACTAACTGCTGTTTGTTATCACAAAAATGTAAAAGGAGAAAAAGTAAGTACAACAATAGCAAAAGGACTTTACAAAGATATTAAAGATGCTGTTGTTTCTGCTGGTGGTAAATATCACAAGTCTATTTATGTTATGCTTGAAGATGGAACGCTCGCTAACATTCAATTAAAAGGTGCTTGCGTTAAAGAGTGGGGCGATTTCTTTAACCGCTCAAAGAAACGCTTAGCTGATGAGTGGGTAATTGTTAAAAAGGTAAACGATGGCAAAAAAGGTGCTGTTAAGTTTACAACTCCTAACTTTGAATTTGAACGCTCACTAACAGAAGATGAATCTATACAAGCAGATGAAGTATTTGATGTATTAGATACTTATTTACAATCGTATCTTAAAAAGCCAATTGTAAATATTGAGGTTAACGAACCTGAAGTAATAGATGATGAAGATGACGATTTAAACTTTTAAATTACACAACTAATTAAGCCACTTTTTAAGTGGCTTTTTTGTTTATACAGCAAAACACACTAAAACGCCATATTCTTTATATATATTTTTAAAAAGTAGTAAAAAAATATTTTTCTGTCAAAAAGTAAAAAAAATGCTGTTTTGCTGTATTATTGTATTAAAAGTATAATAAAATCAATATCTAAGAAGATACAGCACTTGCTGTTCTTATGCTGTTTTGATGTATTACAAATATTAAACGTTTGTAAACGGATATATTAAAATTAATTTATTATATTTGCGATTATTAATTATTATTATTTATTTATATGAAACTATTTGTATTAAACAAAGAAGACTTTGATTTTGATACTACACATCAAAGCGTACAAAAAATGATACATTCAACTGCGTATCATATTCTTTTAAAAGATTTAGCTTTAAAAAAAGAGCCTCCAAAAGTTATAGAAGTTAAAATAGATGGATTTGAAGATTATATCTTTGAATTTGTTAGTGTTTCAAATGAAGTTTATTTTTATAACTATATTGCATAATGGTAACCGTATTTGCACACGTAAGGGATACTGAAAATCCTTTTTACAAAGAAATAAACGAAGTACTTTTATCTTTAAAAGATGGTTCTAATAAAGATAAAATAGAGGCTATTAGAAATATTCAAGACAAAGAAAAAAGAAACGAAGCTAAAGCTAAATTGAAATCAATTTGCTTTAGTGGGGAATTTTCAAGAAGGTCTGCTAAAAATATTATCAATCATTCAGGTTTTGCTTGTTTAGATTTTGATGATATTGAAGACCCAATTTGTTTAAGGGATTCTTTACAAGATAACGAATATATTTATTCTGCTTTTATTAGTCCTTCTGGAAATGGAGTTAAAGCTATTGTAAAAGTACCTAAAGATATACAAAACTATAAAAAATATTACGAGGCACTTTGTGAAACTTTTGATACTAAACTTGATACAAAGACAAAAGATATTTCTCGTGTTTGCTACGAAAGTTACGACCCTGAATTGTTTATAAATGAAAACTCGAAAGAATGGGTTTTAATGAAAGAATATACAGAAGTAACTCGTAATAATAAATATCCTAAACACTTTGTTATTCAAGATACTAATAAAAAAGTAGATGTAATATTAAAATGGTTTAACAAGAAATTTACACTAAATGCAGGGGAAAGAAATAATAATCTTTTTAAACTTGCTTGCGGTTTAAATAAAGCTGGGTTACCAGATAATGAAGCGTTGAACTTATTTAAGTCTTTTTACAATGCTGGACTTGAAGATTCAGAACTTGAAACAATTATAAAAAGTGCCTATAAAAATAAACACGAATTTGATACATTAACATTAGTTGATGATAACAAAGTGAGGGAGGCACAAGAAATTTTAAAAAAGGGAGTTCAAAAAGCGAAAAAGGAATTTCGAAAAGAAGGCTTAGAGGATTCAGATATTGAAGATATAATTGATTTTGATTTTGAAGATGACTTTTTAATTTTTTGGGATACTGATAAAAATGGTAAATTATCTTTAAATGATTATAAATTCAAATTATTTTTAGAGAATAGAGGTTTTTATAAAGTTCAACTCAATGAAAAGGAATTTACTTTTGTACGTGTTTACAATAATATTATAAACGAAACAAACGAAACAAACATAAAAGATTTTGTTCTTAATCACGTTGTTGAAGTTGACATGCATGTTTATAATTTCTTTGCAAAGTCAACAGCTAAATTTAGCGAGGGTTATCTTAACCAGTTAGCAACAAAGGATTTAGCAATGATTAGAGATACTGAAGATACTTCTTATTTGTTTTTTAAAAATGGTGTTCTAAAAATAACTAAAGATAAAACTGAATTAATTGAGTATATTAATATCGGTGGTTTTGTTTGGGAAAAAAATATAATTCAACACGATTATTACCCAAGCAATGAAAGTTCAGATTTTGAAAAGTTTATTTTGAATGTATCTAATCAAGAACAAAACAGGAAAACAATTGTAGAAACTGCAATAGGGTATTTATTGAATACTTATAAAAAACAAGATGAAGGACTTGCTATTGTTTTTTATGATGAAACGCTAAATGACAACCCAAGCGGTAGAACAGGTAAAACTTTAATATCAAAAGCACTTGGTCAATGCAGAAAGTTGGTAACTTTAAATGGTAAGGAATTTAATAATAAAGGTCAGTTCCCATATCAAACGATAAATTTAGATGATAACATAATTTGTTTTGATGATATGGAGCGTTCTTTTAAATTTGAAAGTCTATTCTCTATTATTACAGGCAATTTAACTTTAAATAAAAAGAATTTACAACCTATTGAAATACCATTTTCAAGAAGTCCAAAGATATTATTTACATCAAATTATATTCTTTCAGGAGTTGGAGATTCACACGATGCACGTAAAATAGAAATTGAACTTTTCAGGCATTACTCAAAAACATTTAAACCGGTTGATGAGTTTGGAAAATTATTTTTTAGTGGTTGGAATGATAACGAATGGAATGCTTTTTTTAGTTATATGATTTCAAACATACAAAAATATTTTGATAAAGGACTTTTGTATTCTGAGTTAAAAACGGGTAAAACTAAAAAGATAATCGCTAATACTTGCGAAGATTTCTTTGACTTTTGCGAAAATGAGTTTTTATGGAATCCTGAAAAATATTATACAACTAAAGAAGTAATGCAATCATATATTGATGGAGTTCGTGAAGTTCCAAGAAATATGAATGTAAGTTGGTTCGGGCGTTGGTTAGGAATGTACTTTGATTTTAAAAAGTGGAAAAGAGAAGATACTACAAATGGAGGTATAAGAAAATTTAAAGTAAGTGGTTTTGATTCAAAAGAAAGTATTAACGACGATATAGATTTTTAATTATGGAGTTACGTGATTATCAAATAAAACTGTCAAAAGAAGCAAGCGAGATTCTGAAAAGAAAGAAACTCGTTTGCATATTTGCAGAAGTGAGAACAGGGAAGACATTGACAGCTTTACAAACTTGCGAGAATGTAAACGCTAAATCTGTTCTATTTATTACAAAGAAAAAAGCTATATCAAGTATTGAAAGTGATTATACTAACTTTGGATTTACTTTTGATTTAGTAACTATCAATAGAGAATCGTTACATCAAATTAACACTAATAACTTTGATGTAGTTATTATTGATGAGGTTCATGGATATACTTCATATCCTAAACCATCAAAATACTATAAAGATGTTAAGCAAAGATTTGGAAATATACCTATGATTTTTTTAAGTGGAACTCCGACTCCTGAAAGCTATTCACAATTTTACCACTTGTTTACTCTTTCAAATAACCATCCATTTAATGAATATAAGAATTTCTATAAGTGGGCAAATGAATTTGTAAACATAAAGCAAAAGCATTTAGGATATGCAAAAGTAAACGATTATTCAGATGCTAATAAAAAAGACTTTTGGCATTTATGTAGACATTACATTTTGACATTTACACAAGAGCAAGCTGGTTTTAAAACATCAGTTAACGAAATGGTTTTAGAGGTTGAAATGAAACCAATAACATATAAGCTAATTGATAAGTTGCAAAAGGATCTAGTTGTAACCTCATCAACAACAGGTAAAACAATTTTAGCAGATACAGGGGTAAAACTACAACAAAAGATACATCAACTTTGCTCAGGAACTATAAAATATGAAGATGGAACAACTCAAATAATAGATGATTCAAAAGCTAAATTTATTCAAGAAAAATTCAAAGATTATAAGATAGCTATTTTTTATAATTTTGTAGCTGAACTTGAAATGCTTAAGTCAACTTTTAAAGAAAAGTTAACAACAGACTTAGAAGAATTTAATACAACTGATAAATGGATAGCACTTCAGATAGTTTCAGGTCGTGAGGGAATCTCACTTGCAAAAGCTGACTATCTTGTAATGATGAATATACAATTTTCAGCAGTTAGTTATTTTCAGTCAAGGGATAGACTTACAACAATGCAACGAAAAGAAAATACTATTTTTTGGATATTTTCAAAAGATGGAATAGAACAAAAAATTTATAATGCAGTTTCTAAAAAATTAGATTACACCAACTCTTTATTTAAAAAACATTATGGAGCAACAAATTCAAAACAAAATAATCAAACGCTTAGAGAAAGAAGGTTATTTTGTTCTTAAGTTAATACGAACTAATAAAAATGGAGTTCCAGATTTATTAGCAATTAAAGATAACATACCTACATTTATAGAGGTAAAACAACCTAAAGGAAAACTTTCAGAGGTTCAAAAATTTAGAATTGAAGAAATGAAAAACAAAGGCATTAATGTAAAAATATGGCAAGGGTATGAACTTGATTTTGAAATTAACTAATGGTAAAGAAATCTACACAGACACTCGTGAGCAATTAGCTCCAAGTGGCAAAACATTTAGACTATCTGGAGTTAAAATAGACTATTCAAAGCCAGCTATTTGGAAAAACAATATGTACCTACATAACTACTACATAACATTTCGTTATGTAGGTAGCTATGAGTTTTTTGGTTTCTATTTCGATGCAAATGATGTGCTACAATATAAAATTTCAGATGAAAAAGTAAAAAATATTGATAAATAGTATTTTTATTCAAAAAGTTTTTATACATTTGTATAACGTTTACAGCTTTACGAGGTTGCTGAAAATATAAAACTTCGCTTCGGTTTAAAAAGTGCATTGCAAGTACACACTAAGCATTAAATTAATCATTTACCAGCAATCTTGCAAAACTGGTGTTAACAGTAGCTTTTATAAAAATAGTAACTATAACAACAGAAAACAAATTAAATAATCAATCTATATTGAGTGATGGTCATTACAATATTGAAAAACACGGTCATTCTTTTAGGTATGAAGATAAATTATATACTTATCATTCATCAGGTTTAGCAAGATGTGTTTACCGTTCAGAATGCGGAAAATATGTAATTAAAGTTCCTATTGGTGGTCATTTTGAAGATGAAGAAGAATTGAAAGAGCATCTAACAAATGATTTTAGATATGCAGATTGTACAATTACTCATAATATCGGAGAAGCAAAAGCATACGAAGATTGTCCTGAAGAGTTTAAAACCTATTTAGCAAAAACAGAATTACTACCTAATTGTTGGGTTCGTCAAGAATTTGTTGAAGTATTAAAATGTTCTTTTACAGGTATGCACGATTTAAGAGAAATAGGAAGGCGTGAAGATGGTACATTTTGCATATTTGATTACGACCCTTTGCTAGACAACTTTGTTTGGGATGGTAGATGCAATTGGGAAAGAATAAAAAATAAAGTACTAGAAATTCAGAAAGTAATTTTAGCACAATAGTTGTTAAAGTTACTGTTAACGTTATACAGCTTGTAGTCAGTAGCTTGAAATCGGAACGATTTTAAAGCAATGACAAAAGCTAAATATCAAATGAAATACTAACAAGCTATTGCTACAAACTGGTGTTAATAGCAGGCTTTAAAACATAAAGATTATGAAACTAATATCAATGACAAAATTTATTTTAAATATAAACGAATTAGTACCTAAAGATTATGACCAATTTTTTGATAGTCGGCAAAATAAAAAACTAAGTATTATTGAAAATTATGCTAATTTTTTAGAAAATCCATTAGAGTTAAAAATGTTCATTCCTTGTAAAAATGGAAAACTATTTACTGAAATAGAAATTTTAAATTCAAATGAGTTTGAAAAAGCTAAAGAAGAAGTTTTATTTAATGATTTTTCAATAAGAATTGATGCGGATTTAAAAGTATTATTACATGAAGAAACAAAATGTGTTAGAACATTTTTTAATTTTAATGATGCTTTTAAAGGACTGAAAGTTGAAGATTTAACACATAAAAATTACGAGTTAACACCAAACGCAATTAAACGCATTTTTGGCTAAGCTTGCTATTAACGGTATCGGGCTTGGCGTTAGTGCCACCTTGCACGAACTTTGATTTTAGCACTAAACTATCTGGTAGCATTACGCCAAACCCGTGTTATAGGATAGTTTTATTTTTTTTGTGGTTTGGCAATAAACAAATTTATAAATGAGTAAATGGACAGAAGAAGAGGTTAAGCACCTTATGATGTATGTAGAAGCATCAGACGATGAGACAATGGAGGAACTTTATGAATATGTTCACCATATGATGTATAATGAAGGTAATCACCCAGACTTCCCTATAAGGAGTTTGTCGGCTGTTACCGCTAAAATTCGTAAAGTGTGCCGTGAGCGTGGGAAAAAATAAAATTTCCTATAACGTTTTGCAACTTGTATAAGTGGCGACTACTAAACCAAAACACAACAAATAAAAAAGAATATTAACTAAACTATCCGACATACACTAAACAAGCCATTTATACAAATTGCTGTTATAAGTAGTAGCGGATATTAACACAAATAGTAATTATGGAAATGACACCAAAAGAACAAGCTAAAGAATTAATTGAAAAACTATATCCATTTACTTGGCAAGTTGGTTTTGATTATGATGATGATTATGAGCAAGCTTTAGAGTGTGCTAAAATATCAGTTGATTTAATACTAAATAACGATAAAATAATTTTTAATAAAGATTATTGGTTAGAGGTAAAAAAAGAAATAAGTTCTTATAAAAACAACTCGTAGTTATTTCTTATAACTATTCGCTTGGCGCAACTAACTAAGGCAACTAATTAAAAAACAATAACTTATGAATATAAAAACAAGAGGTGGTAAAAGAGAAAATGCAGGTAGGAAGAAAAAAGATAATAAGCCTTTTCAAATACGTTGCAAACCAGAAAACATAGAAAAAATTAGAAATTATATTAAATTAAATAATTTTTAAGTATATTTGCTATAATGAATACTAAGTACGAACATATAAAAGCTAAAAAAGACGCTATCAAAGACATAAAAGAAAGCGAAGAAAAAATATATGTAGACACTTTTAAAACATTAAAAAAAGCGCCAAAAGAACAAACAATAAACATTGATACAACTAAATTATGAGGACTTATAAATTAAAATTAAAACATAAAGGTTATATTTTATTGTGCGCTAATAATATTAAAACTGAAAAAGGTTTTCTGTGTTTTTATCAAAACTATAAAGAAATACTAAAAACTGATTTAGACTTAGAAATAGAAGATGTAACTGATATTTACGAAACATATACAACTGCACAAGAAAAAACTCATGTAGTTAAAGTTGTTGAACCAAAAGAAAAAGAAATTAAATATATTTATATACCAAAAGTATAAAAGAACTATGAAAAAACTACTAATTATAATCGCTTTAGCTTTATTATTTATAGCTTGCGAAAATGAAGAACAAAATACTTGCTTTTGTGAAAAAGGTAAATGGTTTATTCCATTAAGTGAACAAAGAGATAGCAATCCACCAGAATTAGGATTGCCTTATCAACTATTTCCAACAGAATACAATTGTGAAACTTTAGAACCAATAACAAATAAACCTACTGAAAACGCTGTTTTTTTAGGTTGTGAATAATTATGTTAGATTTATATAAAGTGATAAATTATTATAAAATAACTATCAAAATTTATTTTTAGATTATGGCAGGAGCACCGATAGGAAATAATAATGCAGAAGTATGGAATGAAGAAAGTGCTAAAACTTTTTTTGATAGTATATTAAAATATGTTCAAGAAAATAAAAAGTGTCGTTCTTTGTCAGAAGCTGCTATAGAATGTGGAGAGTATGAAGAAGTAATTTCATACTTACAAAACAAATTTAATACAATTGATTTTAAATCAATAAAAAGAGCAAAGGATATTGTTAAGAATAGATTAGCAAATCAAGGCTTAGACGGAGAAGCTAATCCAACTATGGCTATATTTCTTTTAAAGAATAATCATAACATGACAGATAAGCAACAAACAGACGTAACAACAAACGGAAAAGACTTAAACACCGCTCCTATTATAAAGTTTGTTGATTCAGAAGATGGAGATTAAATTTAGTAAAAAATATCAAGTTCTTTTTAAACTTCTTGACGATGAAAAGTTTAAAGAAGTAGACACAATTATTATAACTGGCGGACGTAGTTCCGCTAAGTCGTTTGTAGTAGCTTGCTTATCTTTAATTGGTTTAGTTACTAAAGCATGGAACGTTCTATACACACGTTTTACAAATGTTTCTATTATCGACTCTATTAAGCCAGAAGTAGATGACAAAATAGAGTTATTAGGTTATCAAAACATCGTTAATTCAACTAATACCCATATTGAATATAATGGAAATAGAATAGCGTTTAAAGGTATTAAAACAGGTTCTAAACAGCAAACAGCTAATCTAAAATCACTTTCAGGATTCAATATTTTTATAGTCGATGAAGCTGAAGAGTTACCAGACTACGAAACATTTGAAAAGGTATTTTTATCTATTAGAAGTAAAGAGAAAAGAAACGTTACGATATTACTTTTAAATCCTACTTCTGTTCATCATTGGATATATCGTAAATTCTTTGAAGAGCGTTCTGTTGAAGCTGGTTCAAATATCGTTAAAGATAACGTTATGTATATTCACACTTCTTACTTAGACGTTCCTGAAGAATACATTGCTGATAACATCAAACGTTATTACAGAAACTTAAAAGAAACAGACGAAAAGAAATACAATCAAATTGTTTTAGGTGGTTGGACAGAAGCCGTAGAGGGTAGAGTTTTTAATAATTGGAAACGCAATACTTTTAAAGAATTTATTAACTTACCTTTTAAATCTTTTTACGCTGTTGACTGGGGTAAAAATCACAAGTTTGGAATAGTTGAGTTAAAGTACGATAAATACACAAATACGATATATTGCCACCAACGTAATTACTATTCAGAGAATGAGTTACTTGATATGTTAGAGTCTTACGAACGTGAAAAAATAAATGATTATGGTGGGATAATTATTCATACTTTTAATAAGTTAGGTATTCCAAAAGATGTTGACATAGTTTGTGATTCTGCTGTTCCTGATAATATTCTTTTATTACGTGATTATGGCTGGGAATACGCTTACGGAATAGATAAGCCTAAAGGTTCAGTCATGGCTGGTATATCATTACTTCATTCAACAAATGTAGTTTATACAGAAGAAAGTAACGGAATAGATTTAGAGTACAAAAATTATAGCTATGCAAATGACAGACTTGGAATAGTTGACGACGAAGTTATAAAGGCTTATGATGATGTTATAGACCCTATTCGATACGGACGCAGACACGCTGAAAGAGTTTTTAATAATAAATAACATGAAAAAAAGAACATTTACAGAAGAATTACCAAAAGATTTTGAAGAAATAATATTCAAAACAAAAGATAATCTCGTTTTTATAGGTGCTTATTATGAAAATAGTGACTATATTGTAGGACACTCATGCACTTTAATAGAACAAGATATATTATTTGATGATATTATTTGGTGGTGTTATACAAGTGAATTATAATAATTAATAAAATATTTTAATAAAAAAGTTTGCATATTAATTATTTTTGTATATTTGTAACAATTAATTAGGTTTAGTGTCGTGATGACAGAGAACAAAAAACAACATAGAAAGGAGGTTAACCCCTATATTGCTTCGGTAGTATAGGGTCGAAACCATTTATACATATATGGGATTCAACTTTAATATATCATTCGGAAATAACAAACTACCTAACTATGTAGAACGTCTTAACGATGGCTCTTTTTGGTATGGGGTTAAAGACTTCTTTAACGATAACTCGGATACTAAATTTGGTTCTTATCAAAAAAAGTTAGATGCTGTATTGTGTAACCCAGCAGTTTTAAAAGTATTATCGTTTAGAGCCGATATGTATTCGCAAGTTAAATTTAACGAATACGCAAATGATAAATTAGTAGAGCAAGACTTTTTATATTCTTATAAAAAAGCACCAAACCCAATGCAAAGTTGGATAGACTTACACTGGGACATTTCATTTAATAGAGATTTAGGTAATGCCTACTTATATGTTGAAAACGACGTCTTTTATTGCTTCGGACTTCAAAATATGAAGATTGAAGAAGATAAATTGAAAGAAATAAATAAATACTATTTCTCTGAATTTAAGACTAAACAAGCAATTAAAGGAACATTTAAAGCGAGATTAAATTGTGATGCTGAATGGCAAACTTTAAAACTTGAAAATCTTTACGTATTATCTGATTTATCGGCTAATATTAGCGGTAATTGGTTAGAAGGGAATAGTAGATTAGATGCTTTATATGATGTTGTACAAAACTCTAAACTATCTTTAAAAGCTAAGAAAAAGAACTTATTTTTTACGTTTAAACACTTTGTAAGTGGTGGATATGATGGTAAGGTTGATGCCCGACCTATGTCAGATGAAGAACAAAAAAGTATTTCTAATAGCTTATTAGGTTCTAAAGATATATTCGCTTCTAAACATAAAATTGAGGTTAAGCAATTAGTAGATAATTTAGCTAACTTAAAATTAGACGAAAGCTATTTAAGTGATTTATCTATCATAGCTAATATGTACGGAATGACTAAAGATATTTTAGACATATTATCAAAAGGTTCTACTTACGAAAACAAAGAGAAGTCAATCGGTGCTTTTATAGATTATTCTTTAATGCCTAAAGTTCAACAGCATTCGGACTTATTAGAGATTATTTTACAAAAAGAAGATATTAGAGGTTCATTTAAACATTTACCATTTAATGCGGTGTTTGAAGCTGAAAAGGTTACTAATAAAAAGATTGAATTAGAAGCGTTAAAGATAGCAAGTGAATTAGGTTTTACAAATGTACAAGATGAATTAAAACGTATTTACGATGGATATTAAAGAAATACAAAAGCAACTCGATAAAAAGGATATTAGTCCAGAGTTACGCAAAGCATTAGAGCAAAGAAAAAAGATTTTAGAACACAATAAAGTAGTTACGAAATGATAAAATGCAAAGAATTAAATAAAGAATTTGCAACTAAAGAGGAAATGTTTAAAGAGTTAATATCTAACAAAGAGTTATTAATTAAAGAAAAACTTTCTCAAACTTATAAATCTTTTGAAAAGGGTTTAGGTTTAGTTGCTAATCAAGAAACTATTGCAAAAGCACTTGAAACAAATAAGGCTTTTAAAATGGATTCGGACTATTACTACTTTGTTGTTAATAGTGCTAATATACTTGATTCTCATGGAGACGTACATGTTAAAGGAAATTGGGATAAGACAGTAAAAGAGCAACAAGGAAAAGTGTATTTAGTTTTCGACCATAATCTTAAACGTTCAGAAATTATTGCAATGAAAGAGGATATTGAAATGTTTACTGCAGACGTTCCATTCTCTTTAATTGGTAAATCTTATGAAGGAAGTTCTTATTCTCTTATTTACAAGGTTGCTAAAAACAAAATAGTAAACAAAGAAGCTAAGGAATGGTTGGAAAATGGTTATAGTCTTGAAGCATCTGTGCGTATGCAATATGTTAAGATTGATTTAGCTATTGATTCTAAAGAACAAGGAAATGAAAAAGAAAAAGAAACTTTTGATAAATATATTGATGTTATAGCTAATAAAAACGATTACGATAGTATAGATTACTTTTGGGTTGTAAAAGAGGCTAAAAACGTTTATGAGAGTTCTTTAGTAATGTTTGGTAGTAATTCAGCAACAGGAGTTGCACAAGAAAATAAATCAGAAGCCGAAGAAATCACTTCTGAAAAAGAAGAGCCGACAGAAGTCACTCAACAAGAGGAGCAAAAAACTCCAAAACGTAGAAAAAGTATAATTTAAAACTAAGAAAAATGTTCGTTTACAAAAACACACAAGAACTTGAAGCAATGACTCCAGAGCAGTTAGATGCTTACAAAAATGATTTAAGAGTTCACGAAAAGGCTGAACTTGAAAAAACAATTTCAGAAGCTACAAAGTCAGCTATTGAAAAAGCAAAGGCAGATTTAAAAGAATTTGCATCAAAAGAAGTATCTAACCAATTGTTAGAGCAAACATCTAAATCAATAGACCAAGTGAAATCATTAGAAGAAGAAATTAAAGAAAACAAAGACAAAATCAACGCACTTGCTAAAGGCGATAAAAACGTTGAAGTTGAGTTAAAAGCGTTGACAAATAGAGCTTCTATATCTAATAATACTGAATCAGTTAGATTGTCTACTATTGGTCAATTAGGAGTTAAATTACGTGCTTTATATGACTTTTTCCCAAAAGTAAGAGTGGGTAATGGTAATCATAATGGTACTATTTCTTATATTGATTGGGACGAATCTACTACTGTAAGAGCCGCTGCAATTGTTGCTGAAGGCGGAACTTTTCCAGAATCAACTGCAAAATTCGCTGAGTACACTAAGAAACTACAAAAAATCGGTGATACTTTGCCAGTAACTGAGGAATTTATGGAAGATGAAGTTTTAGCTGCTTCTGAATTAACTAAATTCTTAAATGTTAATGTTAACACTGTTATTGATAACAAAATCGCAGTAGGTGCTGGTGGCGCAAATGATATCGAGGGACTTTATACAGCTTCTCCATCTTATACTCCAGTTGCTTTAGGTATTATAGACGCTAATATCAAAGATTTAGTTAGAAAAATGCGTACTTCAATTGTAAAAACAAGAGGTTCTAAATACGCTCCAAACTTTGTAGCTGCAAACTCTGAAACAATTGATAGATATTTCTTGAAAAAAGATGGAGAAAACAATTATATGTTTGATTCTGAAACTGGTACAATTGCAGGTTTAACAATTGTAGAAGATAACAACTTAGCAGATAATACTTTAGTAGTAGGAGATTCAAGATATGGAACTATCTATGAAAAAGGAGGTGTTATGTTGAGCGAAGGTTTTGGAGATGGTCAATTTGTTGCTGATATGAAAACTATCAAAGCAAGAGTTAGATTATTATTCTTAATCAGAAACGTTGATAAAACAGGTTTCTTAAAATGTACTGACATCACAGCTGCTTTAGCAACTTTAGCAACTGCACCTTAATTTAATTAATTATGGCTACTAATAAGAATGTCAAAATAGAATTTACAAGTGATTTTTCTAATAACAAGAAAGGCGATGTAAAAGAATTTAGCAAAGATATTTCTAACATTTTTATAAATAGTTTGAAAGTAGCTAAATTATTTGAAGAAAGTAAAAAAGAAGTAAAGAAAACAAAAACTAAAGAGTAATGTATTTAATCGACAAAACATATTTTATCAAAAAGATTAGCGTTGCAAATGCTAATGAACCATTAGGCGATGCAAGTGAAAACCTTGAAATGTCAATTGATAGATATGCACGTCAATTTTTACAAATTACTTTAGGTAATGTTTTATTTGCTGATTTAGATAGTAATGTCACAGATGGGGAGTTGAGTGTATCAGCTCCTCAAAAGTGGCTTAATTTAGTAAATGGTTGTACTTATACTTACAATGGTAAAGATTACGTATGGAAAGGTTTATTGCAAGTTGACGGACTTTATAAAAGTTCAGTTTTAGCACACTTTACTTACTTAAATCAATATCAAGAAGATATTAACTCTATTTTAGGACAAATTCAAATCGAACCTAAAAATGGTGTAAATATAGGTAGTACAAATCATTTAGTTGAAGTTTGGAATGAGTTTGTAGATATGTATCAAGGTAGTACTTGCAATTATCCTGAGAAATCTTGGCATAATGGAGTATTATTTGTTGACTATTACGGGCAAGGTGGCGAAAGTGGTTATGTTAGTTACTTACAATTTTTAAGAGATAACACATCAGATTACGAAAATGCACCAGCAGGAGTAATTAAGTATAAAAATTCTTTAGGAATATGATAATTGGAATAGCTTTAAAAGAAGTGTTTAAGGATAAAACTTTATTAGTAAATGAAGTTGAAATTCCTATACAATTCCATTTTGGAGACCAAAAAGAGTTTAATATGTGGGTTGCTTCAAAAGATAAGTACACAAAACAGAAATACCCTTTAATTTGGTACGTTATCAATAATCCAGAGCCTAAAGTAAATGGTAAATTAAGAGTTGAAACGCAATTAATACTTTTTCAAGGCACTAAACACGAACTTTTTAACGATAGTCGCTACGATTATACTTATAAAAGCATTTTAGAGCCATTATACGAATTAGTAAACAAAACGCTATCACAACATCAATACATTAATTTATTACACAAAGGACAGCCAATTCCGTATAAAGATGAGCCCAATTTTGGTGTTGATACTAACGAGCCTTTGTTAACTTCAAATGATTTCGCAAAGTCAAGTTCAAAACAAACTAAATCAATTACTATCGATGTAGTAGATGCAAAGATTTTAAGATTAAAAATGGAGATTTATCCAAAATGTATAATTTAAAAACAAAAATAAAATGATATTATTTCAAGAATTAGGACAATGCGAAGGCGTTGTTTTAGGAGCAGGTAGAGGAACGTGTCCGATTGGGGATTTAGGTGACTTATTAGGTTTAGGTATAAACGCAAAAGGAACTGTTTTAGCTACTACTGCTGGTGGTTATACTGAAACTGTTTTCAGAAACTTAATCACAACAGGTAAAAAACATCAATTATTAAACATTGATAGTTTTGAAGATGCAACGCCTGAGAATGAGCGTTATACTTCTCCACAAGGTTTTATGAAGTCAGTTCGTGAAGGTAAACCAATGTACAACATTAACTTTAGAAATGGTTATTGTTTTGACAAGGCTTTACAATCTATGAAAGGACAAGATAGATGGGATGTTGAGCTTTACTTTTCAACAGGGGTATTATTTGCTTCAAATTCTGCAGGAACACAATTAAAAGGTTTTAACTTAGGAATGTTTGACGCTAACGTGTTCAAATTCTTAAGCGGTACAGATACAGAATTTTCTCGTATTTCTTTACAATTTAAAGATGCAAGCGAGTTTACTGATAAATGGGTATTCATTCCTTATTCTGTTTTAGGTTACAACCCTTTAGAGATTGACGATGTTATTCAGACTAATGTAGTTATTTATGCTAACCCAGTAAATTCAGATACAGATTTAAGTCTTTATCTTAAAGATTCTTGTAATAACTCTATTTCTTACGCTTCTTTATTTGACCAAGTTGGAGATTGGAAAGTGTTAGTAAATGGCGTAAGCGTTACAATTTCTGCTGTTTCGGTTGATAGTAATGGAAATATTACTCTTACAATTCCAGCTTTAGCAACTGCAGACATAGTAAAAGTATCTTTAAACGGAATTGTAGCAGATACAGAAATGAAATATTACAAATCAAACGTAGCAACAGCAACGGTGACAGCATAGTTTTTTTCATGTTTGTTTAATTTTCAAACCCTCTCGTTTATTGAGGGGGTTTGTTTTAAAAAGTAGTTTATGAAAGTATTAAATGTAGATTTTAACGAGAATATAATTTGGAGTTATGAAAGTGCTTTACCAATATTGAAAAGAGCAAATCCAACTAAAACAGAAAAAGAATTAAAGTCACTATTAAAAGCGTCAAAAATTGTAAAAGATGAATTACCAAAAAATACTTCAAAAGGCTCAAAAAGAAAAGGCAATGATTCCGCAAGTGTTGGGAACGTTGATAATATTCAATAGCGAGCAAATAGTAGATGGTATTCGTAGACGTTGGGCTTTTGGTAAAGATGTAAATGGTGGTATTATAGGAAAGTATCGTAATAGAGATTATGAAGCATTTAAAGTTAGTTTTAATTCACGTGCTGGTGGTGACGTCGATTTAACTTTAACAGGTGCTTTAGGTCAAGGCTTAACAATTAGAAAATCAAGCGATAAGAAGTACGAGATTTTTTCAACTGATTACAAATTTGAAAGAATAGCTATAAAGTACGGAATAGAGCAATTTAATTTAGATTCACAACAACAAGAGGAGCTATTTGATATGTTATATTTTATGGCTTTTGAAAATTATTTAGACAACGTATGGCTTGTATAACTTGCGGTAAATCTTTCGACAGCAGTTTTTTTGCAGTCGTACAAAGAAAAAAAGAACAATATGATAAAAACGGAACAGAATATTATGTATATAGACAAACTGAATATGATGTTTGGAAAATTACAAGAAAAGAGTACTTTTCTACAATTTTGGCAAAAGAAAAACCGAGTGAATATTTCCATATATCAGAGTTTAAGCCAAATTAATATTGAATTATGGAACGAAATATTAAGCACTCAAAATATTTATCTTTTAGACAAAGAATACAGCGACAAAAAGCGATATTCAAAAGAGGAAACAAAACTTATTTCTGAAACGTTTTCAAGCCTATACGATGACTATTTTGTAAAGTTAGATAATTCATTTGCTAAGGCTAATTTAAAAGAAACACAAGAAAAAGTGCAACTTTCTGCAAAGATTATAATTCTTACCGACTGCGTTAATAGTTTGCAATCGATTAAACGTAATTATAAGATATTAAAAGAGCCACTTAAAAAAGAACAACAAATTTACGACTGTGTTAAAATCATATCAAAGTATGCAAAGTTCGATAAATTCGCTACAATTGACGAAAATATTGAAGTTATAATTAAAATAATTCAATCAAATGAGTTAAGTTATAAACGTAAATTTAGTGACGAAAAAAGCGATAGTATTGCAGTTAATTACACGTTTGAAAAGCAAGTTGTAGACGTTGAGCAAGTTTTAGGCAGAAGTATCGACATAAGTAATACAAACGTACTTAAATGGATAGGTTACATTAATTTAGCTAAAGAAATCAGCAAAAAAAGACAAGAAAATGGAAGTAAAAAATAATTTAATTGAGTTAGAAGTAGTCTATTCAAAATTAAACAAGCAGATAGACGAAAATATAAGCAAATTACAAGCCGGAGCGGTTGCGGTTGATAACTACAACAAGAAAATTAGTGTAGTTCCAAGCGAATTTCAAAAGTCTTTAACTGATATTAAAGCTAAAACTGATGCAATAACACAATCTAATAAGCAACTTGAAGCGTCTGAACGTAAATTACAACAAGAACGTATAAAAGAGCTACAGTTACAAAAACAAAGAGAGCAAGCAATTGATAAATATAACGCACAATTAGCTAAAGAGCAACGTTTATTAGAAGCATCTGAAAGTTTATATAACAAAGTACAAAATAAATTAAATTCGTTATCTAATGAGTACAAGGCTTTAGCTGTTAGAAAGGAATTAGGACTTTCTTTGACTGCAAAAGAAGAACAAAGATATTCAACTTTACAAGGTAGAATTCAAAAGTACGACCAAACATTAAAAGCGGTTGATGCTACAATAGGTAAACACCAAAGAAACGTAGGTAATTATACAAGTGCTTTTAATCCTTTGCAAAATTCAATAAATCAGTTAGGTCGTGAGATGCCAGCTTTTGCTAATTCAGTACAAACTGGTTTTATGGCTATATCAAATAACTTACCTATTTTCTTTGATGCTATTACTCAAACTAAAAACGAGATTAAGTCATTAAGAGCTGAAGGAAAACAAGTACCAAGTTTATTTAGTCAATTAACAAGCTCTTTATTAAGTTGGGGTACTGCTTTAAGTGTTGGTGTAACTTTACTTACTGTTTATGGTAAAGAAATGGTAAGCTTTGTTATGTCATTGTTTGAAGGAAGTAAGGCGTTGAAAGAATTGGCAGAAAATCAAAAAGCTTTTAATGAATCAAGAAATCAAGGCATAAAAGAAAGCATTGCTGAAAGAGGAGAAGTAGATAAAAATGTAAAAGTAATGCGTAATTCTAATTTAGAATTAGAAAAAAGAAAAATTGCTTTAAATAATTTAAGAAATCAATACCCTTTATATTTTAAAGATTTAACAGATGAACAAATGTTAAACGGAAATATTACGGTTGTAATGAGACAATTAAATCAAGCATTAAAAGATAGAGCACAATTAAATAAAGCTACTGAGGCAAATGTAAAAAATAAAGAGCGTTTATTTGATTTGCAAGAAGAACTTAAAAATCAAAAAGAACTATTAATAATAGCTAAAAAAAGAGAAGAAGAAGGTAGAAAACAAGCAAATAATGGTGGTTCTGCAATTGGTGGAACAAGTAATTTAGCTAATGAATCAAGAACTGCAAAAATAAAAGCAGAAATACTTAAAATAGAAAAAGATATTTTAGCTTTTCAAAAAGCAATAGCATCTAATGATTTAGTAATTAATGATTTAAAAGGAAAACAAATAGAATTAGAAGGAAGTTTAAATAAAGAAAAAGATAAATCTAATAAAAACGCAAAAGAAAAAATTAATTTACAAAAAGAAGAAATTAAATCTGTTAATGAACTAATAAAGCTAAAAGATAAAGAACGTGAAGCGCAAATTGGTTCTTTAGAATGGTTAAAACAAAACATATCAGCTAAAGAGGCGGAACGTGATAGCTATGCAAAAGGTAGTGATGAATATGATAGAGCTTCAGGTGGATTGAAATTTTATCAGGATTGGTTAGAATTGGTTTATGGTTCTACTAAAAAAACAACACAAGCAACTGATGACTTTATAAAGAAATTTAAAGAAGGTATTGTAAATAGCTTTATAGACCAAAGCGGTTTTGATAAATTATTCTTTTTAATAGAAAACTTTGATAAGTTAAAAGAAAGTGGAGTTGCAACAGGTTTAGCGATTAGCGAGGCTTTTCAACAAGCATTTAATACAATATCAGAAGCAAGTCAAAAGAATTTTGATGCTGAATATGCACGTTTAGAACAACAAAGAGATTTTGCTATTGAAATGGCAGGAGGTTCGGCAACAGCACGAGAGGAAATTGAGCGTCAATATGACGAGCGTAAAAAACAAATTCAAAGACGTGAAGCTGAAAGTCAAAAAAGACTTGCTTTATTTAACATTGCTATTAATACTGCTCAGGCTATTGTAGCGGCTTTACCTAATATTCCTTTATCTATTGCAATTGGAGTTATCGGAGCAGTTCAAGCAGGTTTAGTTGCAAGTCAAGAAATACCACAATTTTGGAAAGGTACAGATAATGCTCCAGAAGGGGTAGCGTGGACACAAGAAAAAGGCGCTGAGGTTATTACGGATAAAAGCGGAAACGTTAAGACATTAGGAAGTAATAAAGGTGCGCAATTAACTTATTTAAGTAAAGGAGATAAAGTTTATAAATCGCATGAGGATTATATTAACAAAGTATTATCTAAAAATGGTGTTGAACCTTTAGGAACTTACTTAAATATTCCAATGCAACAAAATAATGCTATTGATATGCAAGAAATGAAGCAAGAATTTAGTAAATTAGCAAATGTTATAAAAAATAAAGATGGTGTTAATATTTCTATTGACGAGAGAGGATTTAGAAAGGCACAAGGTAACACAGAGTTTTTAAACGCACGAATGAACTTAAAAAGTAGAGTAATCTAATGGACTATAATTTTAAACATTTTTTAATTTATAACGATGAAAGAATTGAAGTATTAGAGCCTATTGGCTTTGATGCTTCGTCTTTTATTGTTGAACAAGATAAAAAGAAGTGGGGTCGTGATATTTACAAAGGTAATGAAGAAATATCTTTAGAGTTTGGTAATGAAATAGGAACGCCTTTAGACACTCAAAGAGTTTTAAATAATGGAATGATTTTACGCCATAAAAATAGCGGTTTAGATATTTTGTTAAATGCTAATAACGAAAAAGGAGCAGAAGCAGTTGTATTATATGAAATTGAAAAAGATAATGTTTCTTTTACTATTGGCGAGTTTGATTTTGGAAGTGCTGAAACTGACAATTTAACATACATTAAATTAAAAGTAATTCAAGAAACGGAATTAGCTAAAATTAAAAGGCGCGAGAAGATTAAAATAGATGCTTTTAGTGATAAAGATTTGGATAAAAATACTATTACACCAATTCAAACACAAAGACTATTTATGAAGGCTAAGCCGATTGAACAAAAAAGCGAATGGGAAAGTCAAGGAAGTTCAGTTCAAGGCGTTGCGTTTAGAAGCAAAGATGTTTTTGTTAAATTAGGTGCAAATAATTGTAATAATGTTAAGAATTATGGAATAGATAATACACTTTCTTTTATTTCTACAAGATACGCTATAAATGGTGCTGAATTTCCTACTGATGGATTATCTTATACTTATTTAGAAGCACAAGAAGAACTAACTAATGTAAAGATAAGCATTACAGATTTAGAAGCCTATACAAGTCAAATAAGAGCAAATGTAGGAGGCGAAATAGTTACTTCTGCTAATGGAGTAGCAAGATTTTACGTAAAATATGGCTATGATGATGGATATGGTGCTGATTTAACAACTATTATTTTATACGAAAAGAATTTCACAAATACGCCATCAACACCAATTGAATATTTACCTACTCAATTGTCTTGTGATATACCTTTAATTCAAAGAGGTATGAGATTATGGATTTATATGTCTTGTGATATTACAGGATTTTCAGTAACAGGTACTTCAAACGCTTCGTTTTATCAAGTTAACGCTGTAATGGAATCTATGAATGTAAAAATAGAAGCAACTTCAACAGCCATTTCTTCTATTATTAACGCTGTACGATACATTGATTTAATTAAACAAAACTATAAAGGAATAGGAGCAAATCCAATTATTGCGCCTAAATTCGATGTAGGTGGACAATTTTATAATAACTTTTGCTTTAATGGAAAACTAATACGTCAATTAATAAATGAGAAGTTTTATTTGCAATTAGACGAAACTTTAGAATCTTTACAAGAGTTTTGTGCTGATAGTCAAGTATTGCCAAATAGCAACTTTATAGGGCAATATTCAGATTATTATGCTAATGTTGATTTAGGTGGTTTTTTAATGAATCCAGACAAAGATTTTAAAATAACTAAAAATGAAAACTATCTTATTAATCAATTTACATTTGGTTATAAGAAATACCAAAAAGATAATGACGAATCAAACACTTTAGATGCAATTCATACAGACAGCGAGTGGTTTGTTCCGAATGATAAAAGTAGCGATGAAAAGAAAATTACTTTACCATTTGCCCGCGACCATTATTTAGCTGAATATTTAAGACGTAGAGCTACGAACAATACAACTGCTGATATTGACGACGATACAATATTTATTTTTGATGTTATTGAACTTGCACCAAATAGTAGAGAATCGTTTTCGGCTGTTTTAAAATTCCAAAAAGATAATTCAGATAATACATTTAAATTATTAGCTAATCAGTCTTTTAGTTGGAATTTATTAGGTTTTAATGTAGGAAACACAATTAAAGTAAACGGAATTAATTACTTAGTAACTGATATAACTTCAACATTATTAACTTTAGATTGGAGTGGTGGAAATAGTCAAGGCGAAGAAGTTTTTACAATTGATTACCCACTTACAAACGTGCAATATACAATTAGAACAAGTGAGGGTTTAATTTTTAGCGATAATTTACTTAATGCTGATGTTTACGGAAATTTACGCTATTCTATAAAAAGAAATATTGCTAATTGGTTTCCCTATTTGGCAACAGCAGGTAAATTTATAGTTGAAAAGACTATCGATAACTCTTACTTTAAATCGAATGAAAATTGTACGACGCAATTTATAGGAGAACCACAACCAATAAAAGAGAATGAATCAATAGAAATTCAAGATATTAGCGACTTAAAAATTATTAATCAAAATGTAATTAATACTACTTTAACAGTAAGTTTTGAACGCGCTAAAGAATTAATTGAAAAGTTACAAAATGTAAATACTTTAGGCGGTTTTATTCGTTGTCAAAATCAAAATGGCGGAATATTTAAAGGTTATATTCGTAAATTAGATTATAATTTTAAGTATGAAGAATTACAAGTTGAACTTGAAGAACGTAATGAATCAGACTTTTTAACAGTTACTTATACAGGCTCAACTCTTACTATTAATGAGGTTGGTTACGATATAAAAGTAGTAACTGAAAAAAGATATAATATTTTTAATGAATATTTGCAATTCTTTGATGAAAATAATGTATTTTTGTGTAATCGTACTAAATTCGATAAAGTAAAATTTAACGGGATTGTGTACGATAATATAGACGATTTAGTAATCGCAATAGATAACGCTTAATATTAATGTCGAGATGACAGGGATAGATTACAGCTTTTTAAGGCTAAAAACAGACTTTGCACTTGCAAAATTAGATAAAATGGTTGATAGCGAATACTACTATAAAGGTGGTATTTGCTTACATCCATTAGAGCGTTATTTACAAATTAGCTACTCTGATGTTGATGTTGCTTTTGCAGAAGATTATAAAGTTGAAATTATAGACTGTTCCGAAAATGTATTACTTGATATTTCGGATAAAGTTTATATTGCAGAGCGTCAAGATAACGATGGAATTTATAGAATTTCATTCGAGATTTTACCAATAGATCAAGATTTCTACTATCAAAAAATTTATTTAAAATTCACTCATACTGCAAGTACTTTAGTATTATATTCAAATGAATTTTTATTAACCGCTGGAGAATTAGCAAATACTTTTAGACTTGATTATAAAAGCTACTCAAACTACAAAGGAACTAACTATCCATTAGCTGATTATTATCAGTCTATTCGTTTGTTTGGTTATTTTAATGCTATAAATGAGAAAAAAGATAGCAAAGTTTATACTGAACTTAACGGACAATTGCGTAAATCTCGTGTTATTCAATCTTTTGAAAGTGAATATGTAATAGACGAAATAAATACTTTTGTTTATGAACGCTTAGCTGTTGCACTTGAAAACGATTTGGTTTACTTGAATGGTTCTAAATGTGAAGTTATAGACACTTTAGGAGCAGAAGAAAGAAAAGGGAAATCTAATTTAATAGGAGCAAGTTTTAAAGCTCAAATTAATGAAAGTGAAATTTATTTAGATTCAAACCAAATAGCACCAATTTTTAACTATACTTCATTAAGTCCTTTAGGAATTTATACTTTATCTGGATTACCAACAGATGCAAACGCTTCATTTAATTATGATTTGACAAGTGTTGTTTATTTGAAGTTATACGATTACGAAACAGATGCTTTTATAAATAGTTTAATGGTATCTATAATAGATAACGAATTTACAGCTACATTACCAACTTTAACAAATGGTAAATATTATTTTACATTTAAAGTGATTAATATATTTAATGAAACTTTAGAAGTTACGGATAAAGATATTTGGAGTTTTGAAGTAAAAGATGGTGTGTATGATTCAACAATTTATAATAATTCACAATATTTAACAGTATAAAATGGCAACAAAAACATCATTAATAAGTGCAGTTAATGCGCAAATAACTGCAGTAATTGACGACGTTAAACATCGTCAAAGTATGTTAGAAGTTATAAACGAATTATTCCCTACTACTCATACGATGAGTTATACAGCAGTAGTAGATACAGAAGTTTCGTATGACTTAACTTTTACTAAAATTGGTAACTTAGTAACTATAAACGGAATTGTAACCAATGGAAGTTCAAGTATTTTAACATCAGGAGAATTAATAACTATTGACAATTCTTTATATTTTGCAAAAACAGGATATACAGCTTATTTAACTTGTTTTACTGATTTATCAAGTTCAAGATTATATATCGATATTACAAACGATAAAATTATACTTGCTTCTTCTGGAATTCCAGCTGATAATTCATTTAGAATTAATGCAACTTATTTAACTAACGATTAATAATTTATAATATGAGTAATTTAGTTATAGTACAAGATTTTAAGCCTGAATATAGCGAAAATATATTACCTAATACAGCTTTAATTTCCGATTCAAGTGATATTAGTTTTAGTGGAGATGGAACTGTTGTAGTTTCTAATGACTTTCAGTTTTCAGATAATAAAAGTTTATTATTAGAAATGCCTTTAAATGTATCTTCAAGTAAGAGTACGATTTTTAATTTAGGCACTGATTTAGAAAAGCAAGTAAAATATAATGGGAACTATTTGTTTAGTTTTAGAGTATTGCAGAATTCATTAGGGATATCTAATTCAATTTTAAATATTAAAGTTAACGTTTTCATAAACTCTATTTTAACGCATACTTTTGAAGTAGAAAACATACAGCATTATTACGATTATTTTAAATTTTATACATTTGCTCAAAGTTTTAATTTATCAGCTAATGACATAGTTAACTTTACATTTGAATTATCAGGAGAACCAATATCGCCAACGCCTACTTTAAAATTTCACTTTAGCGGTTTTAAATTAGAGTTAGACGATAGATTTTTAGGAATACCAAGTATTTATAGTAAACCTAAAGACTACGATATTTCAGATACTAAAGGGTATATGAATAATACTCATCATGGTTGGGGTTATTATGCTGATTCTTTAGCAACTCCAAGCATAACAGTTGGAACTTCATATACTCAAATTACAATTGATGGATTAGGAGCTTTAACAAATGAAAATTATTTACCTTTAGAAATAAGAGGTACTTCAAGTTTGTGGAGTGGTAATAAAATTACACCTATTTCGGTTGGAGATGATTGGGACGGTAGGTTTGATATAACAGTATCTTCTAAATCAGGAAGTCCAAGTTTTATTGAAGTAATTTTAGACATTAGTGGTTCTACTGCTGGAACAAATAAAGTTTTCACAGGTTATATACAAACAAGTCCAACAGTACCTTATGACCAAAGTTTATTATTAGATTTCTTTTCTTTATCTACTTTTTTAGCTAATGGTGGTAGAATTTATGCAAAAGTTGATTCAGGAAGTGTTACTATAACAAGAAGAAATATTAAAATTTCACGTAAAAGCAAAGCGTTTTAATTATGAGTTTACAAATTATAAAGTTATCAGCAAAAAGTTTTAAGCACGTCGATTCAATCGATGGTGCTTTTATACTTTCTAAATTTTACGCTAAAACAGAAAATAACACTTTCTTAATAGTTGAAATTTACGGAAGTAAAAGACGTGAATATAATGTAACAGATATTGAGGTTTATGATATTGGTGGAACCGCTGAAACTTTTACAAATATTGATGACTTAATGTTACGTCTTGAAGAATTAGGATATACAGGTTTTTATCAAGATGGACAAATAAACCCTATTAACTATGATTTATCTGAATTTGAAAATAGTAGTGCAGACCCATTTGCAAAAGAAAGTGGATTAAATTTAAAACAAAATATTTTAGGTTTCACACCTGAAAACGTAGCTAATAAATCAACTTCAACAAGTTTAGGCACAAGTGATACTCTTTATCCAACTCAAAATGCTGTAAAATCGTATGTTGATAATAATTTACAAAACGACCTACATCGTTCGTGGCAATATGTGGCATCTTCTTTAGAGGGTTCAGGATTACTATTTGCGGGTATAAATGCAATCAATAGATATATTGAAATAGGCACAAGAAGTTTTGTAAATCCAACAGGTACAAGTCGTTTACTTTCTTTATATTTTCAAAACTATTTATCAGCTACAACAGCAGGAGCAAATGCAGGTTTGAAAATGATTAATAATGCAGATGGAATTATTAGACAAGGATTTGATGCGTATTTTGTATTCGGAAATAACGATACAAATTCAAGCTGTCAAACAGTAGTAGGAAGTTATAACTCTTTAGCTGCTACTATTCCTAACTTAAATATAGCTGATTTTACAGTTGATTTCTTCGGAGTTGGTAACGATGTTGGAGAAGCTAATTTATCTTTTTATTGCAAAAGAGTTGCAGCATCAGGACAAACAGCAAGTTATGTAAAAGTTTCTACAAGTTCAAGTTTTCCAGCGCATACAACAACGGATGCTTATTTATTAAGAATGGAAGCACCACAAACTGAAACAGATGCAAGTCGTTATATTAAAATGACTTTAACAAATTTAATAACGGGCGCAACAATTTCACACACTTTCCCTTATACAGAAAGTCCTGTTTTAGATAGAAGTGTTGTTACTACTTGCATACGTTCAAATCGTAACACAGGAGTAGCAACAAACTTGAAATTTGGTAAAATTCATTACACAAGAAAAATATTTTAATATGTATAAAATATCAGAATTAACAGGAAATATTTATCTAAATGGTGTAATTATACCTTTAGACGATAGTACAGCAGAATTTCAAACCTATTTAACCGAAAAAGATATTGTAGGAGTTGAATATGTAGAATCGGTTGAAAGCGAATTGCAATCTAAAAAAGTAAACGATTTAACAATAAGAATTACCAACGCTTTTACATATTTACGTCAAAGAGCCTTAGCTTCATCTATTGGTAAGCCTATGAGTTTAGGATTTGAATACATCAAAGAGCAAGCTGACCAATACAAGTATAAATACGCAGTTGCTAATGGCTCTATTGTGGATGCTTTTGTTTCTCAAATGATAGCAAACGAAGCAGAAGATTTTGGAATAACTGAACAGCAAATGATTGATTTAATTATTTCTAAATTCCAAGAGGGCGAAAGTGCTTATTTATCATTTACAGCAATGATTGAACGTGCAAGAACTAAGGCTTTAACGATGTTAGAAAATTTAGAATTTGAAAGAGCAGAAACGATAGTTGAATTAATGGAAAATGTACCCGAAGTTTTAACGATGCAAGATGCTGAAAACTTAACTAACCAAATGTTGGATATATGATTTACAAATTAAATAACATTAAGTTTCAAGTAATGAATAACAACCCTATAAAAATGCAAAGGGTTTACGGAAATAACTCGATAAATAATTATACACTTTTAGAAGATGTTGCATTTGAATTATCTAACGGAATGGTTATAATTATTCCTAACGGTTATAGTTGGGATTTGTCGAGCGTTCCTCGTTTCTTGTGGTGGTTACTTCCTCCTGATGGAGATTTTCAAATCGGGGCTTTAATTCACGATTATTTATATGAAAACAAAATACAAGATAGAAAATTTGCAGACTTAGAAATGTATAAATGGAGTTGTACTATTTCGGGTACAAAAAATTTATTATCTTTGAGAAATTTAGATAACAAAATAAGACTTATTGGCGTTCGATTATTCGGCTGGTATGTTTGGAATAAATAACAGATTAAATTTAATAACATGGCATCAGTACCAAAATGTAGCCTTTGTAAAGGCACTGAAATAGTAGAGAATTATTTTAGTAACAAAAAGAAAAACTATTTAACATATTCAATGTTTTTTATGTTATTAGTTGAAGCATTTAGCTTTATAGTAAATTTGTTTCACGTTCCAAACAAAAAGGGATATGACTTTTATAGCGATTTTATTTATATATTATTAACGCAATTTGTTTTATTTTTCATTGTAAGTTCAATTTTCTTGTGGCGTGAAAGATTACATTTTTGTTTAAGAAAAGCAACAGCAACGATGTTTTTATCAGGTTATTATTTATTTGGTTTTTTTGCTGTTTTGTTTTGCTTTTCAAATACGTTATATTATAGCATTGTAGGTGGAGGACTTTTATTTTTTGCCATTTTACTTTTTGTTCAATCTATATACGCAAAGAAATGAGTATAAGTTTAAGACGTAA